CGGTCTGTGTCGGCCAGGAATTGGCCGATTTCAACTACCTGCCCATCGACGCTGATACTCACGATCTGGGCGACTTGGTTGGTCAGTGTGAACGTCCGCGCAGATCCGTCGCCCGGGAACGATTCCGTCTCGCTGACGATCTGGTTCCAAGGCACCCGGGTGACGATCGCGTTTACCTTGTCCTCACGCGTGCGGCGGATTCGCAGTGAGCGATAATTGGCGCTGCTGGTCGAGATACTGAACGGTGCCGCTGCGAACGTGCGCGGCTTGAAGTACAACTCCCGCTCCTCGTCCATCCACACAGCGAAGCCGCATACTTGGGCGAGTTCGTTAATCGCTTCCATAACGCTGGTGTTGGCGTCGAACGTCACCACGTCCAAGACAGCGCCCCTGTCTACGTTCGTGGTGCCGATGCCTTCGTTTGAGGCGTAGTTCGTGACGAGGTCTACCACGACGTCGCCCGCGCGAGTGGTGAGCAGGACCTGGTCCAGCGTGCCGTCGTCCAGGATGTTTACCGCACTGCCGCCGCTCGTCAGGGATAGCTGGAGCGTGCTCCCGGATGCGCCGATGACAAAGTACTCGATGGTTGCATCGAGCCCGTCGCAAAGCGTTCCCTGCGCGTGCGCCTTTACACGTACCCGGTCCCCGTTGCTACGGCCGTGCGCCGATACCGTCGTCAGCGTGTCCGTTGCCGGATTGGCCGTAAAAAGAAAGGTGCCGTCGTAGTGCGCCGGAAGAGACGTGCTCGGGTCGTAGCAGCGCCGCCGATCCAAGCGCTGCTCCCAAGTGATGCCCCGGATATCATAAAACGCGCCTGCGGCTGAGCCCGCCTCAGTGATCGAAACCTCGGATACCTCATCGACCGAACCGGCCCATAGCTTCGTCCCTCCGTCCCAAAGCTCAATCTCTTGGCCTTGCTCGGGCCGATAGGAGCCGCTAGTCGAGATCACGCGGACATTGAAAGATCCACGCTGCCCGGCTGTCGCCGCAATGTTCAGCGAGTAGTGAGCGATTTCGCGGATAGCGCCGTCGATGTAGACGTCTAGGCTCACTTCGGGATGACTCCAAGTTGCTTGAGTTCGCGGGTGATCGCTTCGAGCATCTGGCGCGGGTCGCCGCCGTTGACGTTGATGGTCACCGAGGCCGCGCCGCCACCGGCAACGCTCATCTGGCGCGTCTCCATGCGGATCAGCGAGTCCCAGATGTCTTTCAGCTTCGGCAAGTACTCGTTGTTTTTTTCGAGCAGGTGTAGCAGGTGGATCTGTGAGAACCGAACTTCCTTTTCGATCAGGTCCAGCGTCTTATTCATCCCGGCCATCTGGAAATTGCCGATGACTCCAGACACCAGCGAGCCGATGCTGGTAACCATGCCGAGGATGCCGCCCGACGCAGCGGACACGGCAGAGCCTACGCCACCTTGAGCGCCGCCACCGCCCGACGCGCCACCGCCACCGGAGCCGCCGAGGATGCCGCCAATCTTCGCGCCCACGCCGCCAAGCTTCGTCAGTAGCTTGCCCAGCAGCTTGATGCCTTCGTTGACCGCGAACTCGATGCCGGTCCGCAGAAGCCCATCAACCGCCGCGTTGCCAACCTTCCGCATCGCTTCACCGATACTCTCCGTCCCACGGATGATGTTGACCACGGCGCGGCTGAAGTCGGTCTGGATCGTGGAGACTTGGCGGGATACGCTGGTCCGGACGTTCTTCCAGGCGTCGGATGCACCCCGCGCGGTCTGCCGGATGATTTCGAGATTGCGCTGGGAGGAGCGGGCGGCGTCAGCAGAGTTGAGCGTCGCGCCTGCGCCTGTCGGGTCGCCTGTAACGATCATCTGGCCCAGCGCCAAATTCCGCGCCGCTTGGGTAGCAGTCTGAATGTCGCCGATGGCCATCATGGCCCGTTCGGCTGCGAAGTCGAACGAATCAGCCACTTCGACCATTGCGGGGCGAACACCGCCAACGCCGTCGATGAACTTCAGGTACTCTTGGCCGAGCGATTCCGTAGCACGTTGCAAGTCAATCGTGCTGACCTTGCCATCCTTGAAGGCTTGCTCGATGACGCTGAGGGCCTGCCGAGCGCGCGCGAATCCGCCGATGGCGTCGGAGGTATTGGAGACTCCGAGGCGCGTGAAGGCTTGCGCTAGTTGATCGACCGCTTCTTTGGCCGCAGTGATTGCTGGCTTCAGTTTGCCATTGGCCGCGCCGTGCTTATCCGTCGCCGCCGTCGCCTCGTCCAGTTTGCCGCGGACGCGCCCGAGTTGGCTTTCCAGTTCACCGCGCCTAAGAATGGCCTCGTTCTCGTTGACGGCAGCTTTCAGGCTGGTAGACAGGTTCGACCGAATCGCCTCGTCCATTGCGCGGGATTCGCCGTTCCACTTCCGCAGCGCGTCGGCCGCAGACTCGTAGACCTTGGCGAAGGCAAAGATCGGCGAGAGCATTCGGGCCAGCGTTTCGGCCTGTTTGGCAATGGTCTGCAGATATCCCTGGACCTTGCTGAACACTGGCAGGAGCGCGATGAACACGTCGCGGGACATGGCCCAAGCCGAACGAAACTTATCGGTGATCCCGAAGGCATAATCGGCCTCTTTCCAGAGATCCATTACGGCTTTGGCCAAGCGGGTAACGTCTTCATAGGTCCGCATGGCGATAGCCAGGTAGCCCATCGCCGTGCCGAGGGCATTCGCCGCCGTGCCGGTCAGGCCAAACGATCCCTTCAGTCGGTTCATCGCTTGGATGATCGCCGCGCCCTTCTCGATGACGGTCCCGATACCGACAACTGCCAGAGGAAGAGCCGTTGCGAACGCAGTCACGCCAATGGCAGCGTTCTGCGTGGCTGGCTGCAACTGGCCAAATTCCTTTGCGAGTTCCTTGGCCTTCTCGACGGCTGGATTAATGAACTCGCTCAGCAGCCGCTGGCCGATCGGCAGCAACGACTTGCCGAACTCCGCCGCCGTCTCGAACGCAGACTGCTTCAGATTCTCTAGTGCGTTCGCAAACGTATCCCCGGAGCGCTCTGCTTTGGCCAACTCCGCCACAATGATGTCAATGAACTGCTTCGAGCTAATCCCAAGCCGCTCGAACGTCTTCGCGGGGTCGCCCAGCGAGTCCGGCCCGAACTTCTCGCGCATGATCGCCGCGATTTGCGGGATACGCTCGATGATGGGGTCGAGATTTTCCTTGGTGACCTTCCCAACGGCGGAAAGTTGGGACAGTTGCCGGATCACCTCCTTGAAGTCTTCCTTTCCGCCGCCAACCGTCGCCAGGGCGTTCCCTAGTTCCATCATGATCTTGCGGGACTCGTCGGCACTGCTGCCGAGTGTCTGGAGCCGGATGGAACCCTGTACAGCTTCCTGGAGGCCTAGGCCGGGGAGCTTTGAGACGACCTTCAGCCGCTCCAATTCCTTCCCAGCCGCCGCCGAAGATTTCATCGTCGCGGTGAGGCCCTTTTCAAGCTTCTCCATGTCGGCCGCAGCAGAGAGAGCACCCGCGCCCGCCGCGATCAGCGGAGCGCTGAAGCCGATGGAAAGGGCTTGTCCAGCCTGCGACATCGAAGATCCGAACCGCTGGATCTTGCCCAGGCTGGCGTTCAGCTTTTTATCGAAGTCGTCGGTAGATGCGCCGATGCGAACGATGAGATTAGACAGTACACCCATTAGCGTTTAGCCTTTGCCTGCTGCATTGCCTTTTCTTGTTCGTCGGCCTTGATCTTCAGATAAGCGGCCCACTCAGCGAACTCAGACGACGGCATTTCGTCGAGTAGCCGACATACGGGCATGTGGAGGATTTCGGCGAGCGCAAAGGCGAACCTGCGCTCGCCCTCTAGTTTTTTTCGAGGTCCTTTGCGGCGTCCTCGGTCATGCCGGAAAGCTTCAGGATCTCCGTAACAACGCGATCCAGCACCGCGCCCGACTTCTGCAACAGCGCGTCCTGGTGCGCGGGCTCGAAGACCTTCGCGCCGGTCTCGTCCGTCAGCGTGGCAATCACCAGACGCACCACGGCGAGCGCTGGCGTCTTCTTGGCGTCCTCGCCAAACTTCACCCGCTCGGCCGCCGTGATTTCACGGATGCCCACCGTCACGCCCCATTCGGGGACTTCCACCGTCGCCGTCTTGAGTGGTACGGCGAGGATTCTATCTGCAATGCTCATGAGTCTCCTTAACTTGCTGCGTAGTCCAAAATGCCGTGGACGGAAAACTGGACATTCTGCTTGATGGTTTCGCCCACGCCGCTGGTCGTGCCTTGGCTCGACAGCATCGCGCCGAACACATAGCGATCAGCGCCGCTCACGTTGAGGTAGCAGGCAATGACGAAATAGCGCGTGCCGTTGGTGAAGAAATACTCGTCCTCGTAGAACCGCTGAAACGAACACGTCGCGTCACGCATGACGCATGTGCGCTCTTTCCACGAGTCTCCAAATGTCTGCGTTTCCTCAAGCATCGGTTGAACGTCAAGCGTCCACTCGAAGCCCTGAGCGGCCTGGGCCAGCGTCAGATACTCGCCGGTCACGGTGATGGTGCCCGCTGGCGTGTAGTCGCCGAAGTCAATCTTCCCCGTCCCAAAGGCCACCTGATAGCGGCTGGTCGGGACCGTTGCCACTCCATCCAAAACGGTGAATGCGACGTTGGGGTTGATCGCCCGCTTTGCTGCGTCGGTGATCTGATAGACACCAGAGCCGAGCGAGGTGGTGGCCTCGCCCGTCATGCTGGTGCCCGAAACACTGGCGATGTAAATGTCGGCGTTACGCCCTGCGAGTACGGCCATGGTGCCTCCTTAGGCGTAGGTCAACGCGCCGGTCCCGGTCACGGTGTAGTTGACCGTAATCAGCCCGTTCTCGGCAGCGGCGATGGACGCCTGAACGAATGCCGTACCGCTGTAATAGTTCGTCCCGTCGATGTAGAACCGCGCGGCTACGGTCGTGCCGCCAAGGAAGGCGGTCTGCAAAGCGACGTGCCCGTTGGTGTCCGTGTCATCAAACCGGCCAGACGCCGAACCGCTCCATTCGCGGATGGTTGCCGTCTGCTCCTTCCAGACGTCTCCAAAGGCTTGGGTTTCCTCAAGGCCGGTCGAAACGTCCAGGGTCCAGTTGTCAATCTCTGCCACTACGTTCGTGCTAAGCCGGAAAGAACCGGCATTTCCTACCATGATTGCCATAAGGCCTCCTAGATGTCGTGGATAAAGTCGAACTCCAGCACGGTGGCGTAGAGCTTGGAATCGGTTTCGAGGGCGTCTTCGTACTCGTTGCGTCGCCCGTTCAGGTGGGTGCTTTTCACGCCGAGGCCGGAGGCGTCGGCGATGGCCTGCTCTTGGCCGATGATGGCCGCGTAGACTAAGTCCGCGAGGTCGTCGGATGCCTTCGGGTTGCCCTGCGCCATGCAGTAGAGCGACACCGGGCGGCGCGTTGCGGTCGGAATCTGCCGGCCGATGGAGTGGAACGGCTGATCGTCCATCGTCTCGATGATGATGGCCGGATACTTCGTCACTCGCCCCTGATTGGCGTGGGCATCAAAGACGCGATCGGCCACGACGGTTACCACGTCGGGGACGGTTTGCAGGTAGCGGAAGAGAGCCTGATAGATCCTCATGCGGCCCTTCCGATGGCATCAAACGCGGCTTTAACGCGCTGCTCCAATAACCGCTTGATCCGCAAGCGTTGGGACTTGATCGCGTTTTGAAAGAACGGATTTGGCCGGCTGCCGGGGTGTTGGATCTTCGTCCGCACCTGATCGCCAACCCGCGCAAGCCACTGGAACGCCCGCGCCGCTATCCGCATTTTCTTGCCCGCAATCGTGTGCGGCTTCGTTCCGAACTCGACTAGATGCGCGTGGGGTGCCGCATCTTTGAGTGTAAAGGCGAAAGCCTGCAAGAAGTTCTTGTATTTGCGCCCAGAGGCGGCCCTGAGCGATTTGCGCAACCCGCCCGGCTGATACGTCTTCCCCCGCTGGCGCGTTGCGTAGGGCGCGATTGGTGCTCGGCGCGCGGCCTCGTCGCGGATCATCTGCGCCGATTCGAGAAGCGCCTGCCGGATGGGTTCGCCCGTCGCCGTCGCCTGCAGTCGCTTGATCTGCTGCGTCAGGTCATCGATCCCGGAAACGGTGATCGCCCGGACTTGCCGAGCCATTAGATCAAAACCTCAGTCGCCTGCATCGTGAGCATTTCGTCGCGTTCGTCCGGGTTCAGTATGGACTTGATATCGAAGTACCGGGTACGGCCGGTCTTCTGGTCGTCGTATGCGATTCGCATGTCCGGGGTGAGTCCCGGCAGGTAGCGTAGTCGTATCGTGTGGGTCAGGTCCGCGATAACTTGCCGCGCCGCGAAGAACTCGCGGCCGTTGCCGGTTTCGACGGAGGCCCATACCTCGGCACACGTCGTCCACGTCTCCGTCCGGTCACCGTCGCCGGAAACGTCGATGGCTTTCTGTTCGATGCGGATCTGATGCCGCATATTGCCAGCCCTCACAGCCACACCCGCCAAGGCGCGATGAGTGCGGAGACGGCGAAGGGCAGTTCGGCCTCATCGACTGCGGCCGTCGTGCCCACGATGACCGCTTCGCGGTTCTCGTAGAAGTGCGAGGCCAGCATTCGGATAGCTTGCTTCAGTGGCAGCGGGACAGATGCCGCGTTACTCCAGCCGCAAACGAACTGAACTTCGATGGGGTCGGTGGTTTCGAGCGTGTCCGTGGGCCAGGTCTTGTTGTATTTGAGCCGCAGAACTCCAGGAGTGCGAAGCGAAACGGCGTACTCGGTCGTCGGTAACGTGGTCTGGGTTCCCGCCGTGTTGGTGTACTTGAGGTGAGTAACCGAAACAAGCGGAGAGTAGGGGAGTACGATCTCCCCAGAGGCCGGGAAGCCGTCAAGAAACAGCTTCCAGGTCTGCTGGAGAAATCGACGGTTACAAATCGTCTCCAGATGTGACGCCGCCGCCTGAATATACGGCTGTAGCTGGTCGAGAGGCTGGCCCTTGGCGCGTGCGTGCGCTTCGAACTCAGCCTCATACAGCGGCCATTCAGTTGGCGGCGTTACAAGTTGGAGATTCATGAGTTAGGCGATTTCAGTTGCGGTCGTGGAACCACCGAAGCGAGGGCCAGCCAAAGCGATAGCGATCCCGCCGAGAACTGGCGAGTCCACTACTTCGACGGCCTTTAGGCGAACGAACTGGTAGCCAGTCGCCGCCACCTCCTCGGCCGCAACCTGGATGACGTAGATCTGACTGGATCCAGCGGTGGTCGCAAAACCAGCCGCCGCCCGCAGGGTCAGCGCTCCCTGAACGTCGTTCGAAGTGATGGACTTCGAGTAAAACGGGACCGCCGTGGTGTTGGTCGCGCTAACGTCGTCGCAGGCTTCGACCGTGATGGTCGAGGTTCCGGTGGTTCCGACGCCTTTGTAGACGATGAAGATGGCCGATTGGTGATTCGCCATGTCCACGATGTCCGAAGTGACCGTACCCGAAAAGGCATCGGCCACCGGGTCAAGACCCTTGATGAAGTGCAGATTGTTCAGAAGTTCGTAGGGAATCATCTGGTGTGTCCTCCTTAGGCGCGAGCGTCAACCGTGACAAACGGCGACAGGGTGCTGGAGCCCTTGAAGGGCGTAATGGGTTGCTTGATGGCAGACTGCCCATTCACGTCGATGGACCACTTGAAAGTCATTTCGTCGTAAATGAAACGGAAGTGCATGGATTGCGCCGCCCGCACGCCGCCCTTGGTGATGGTGACGTACTTGGACAGGTTCGCCAGAACCACGTCGCCCTTGTCGCCGAGGGTTTCGGCCTGCTCCACCGGGATCACCGGGAAGCCCAAGAACGTGCCGTACTGGATCGAACCGGCGACGCTGTTGTTGGGCAAAAACACCGGCTGCTGGCCGATGGTCATCAGCGGGAACTGGCCGATCACGTCGGGATTGCACAGCCATACAATCCGATCGCCCGGTTCGCGGTAGAGTCGGGACAGCATCGACGTCGCGTTCTCGATAACGAACGTGTCAGCCGCTTGGCCGCTCTTCTTCGCCACGCTGACCATCAGCGCGCCGCCGAAGTTCTGAACGCTGAAGCCGAGGGGCTTGGCGACGCCGTCGCCGCGCCAAATGGCATCGTCCAGCTTGAAGGCAATCTCCGAAGCGAAAGCATTCTCGAAGACAGCAGCCATCGCCGGGGCGTTCCGCAGAAGCCGCTCGGTTGCATACGCCAAGCACTTCAGCGATTCAAGCCGGATTTCGTGGCGGGAGAGCTTTGGCTTCGTCGCGGTCGGGGCGTCGGCCTCGCCGGTCCAGTAGGCCTGAACACCACCGAAACGAGAACCGTTCACGCGGCTGGTTTCGTCGATGTACGGCAGTTCGAGTGAGTCGCTGCCTTCGCCAATCGGGATCTGGTTCGTCAGCGGGAAGATCCGCGCCGTCTCGCTGGCGCGGTTCAGCAGCGCGGTCGAAAAGTCGGTGCCGACAGCGAAGCCGCCGTCAGCGGGAACCGCGTTGGACGCGCCGGTCGGGTTCAGTTGCTCATACAGCCGCTTGTCAACGTTCCCGCCAAGGCCTTGGAAGGCGTCACGGGGAGACATCGCGCAGGCGATGGCGAACAGATTCTCGCCGAGGCTGGCAAAGGGCCGCTTGGCTTCGTTGTCGCTCGTCACCCGCCCGGGTTCGCGCGAAGCGTTGGCCTTGGCCCGGTTCTCCAGGTTTTCGACGGCCGCAAGCTGCGCCTTTACGGCCTTCAGTTCGGCCTCTTTGGCATCGACAGCCGCGAGTTGCGCTACCGGATCGGTAGCCCCAGCGGAAGCCGACAAAAGCGCACTGTACTCAGTTTCCAGCGCGGAGACGGATGAGAGCAGTTCTCGTTTCGTCATGTGTGCTCCTTATGCGCCCAACACACGCCAACGCCGCTCGCGCAGCGCTAACTCATGCAGGGCTTTGTTTTTCTCCGCGCTGTACGCGGTAGAAGCTTCGGCAGCCAGTCGTTGACTGGCCATCAAAAATTGGGCGTTCGGGTCAGCCCCCAGCGGAACGACGCTGATTTCGTAGGGCTTCCACTTCTTCGCCATGTAATGCTTGCGATCCTTCGGCGAATCCTTCGACAGTTCAATGTCGAGAATCTGCACGCCCATGGACACGTTCCGGAGCGTGCCCTCCTGGATGCGCTGCCAGATCGGCTCGACGTCTTCGGCCTCGGAGATCCGCAACGTCGCCTCGTAACCGCGCCCGGTGCGCTCAGCAGACTCCACGGAACCGATGACGTTCTTGGCCTCGTAGGATTGATGGCCGTCGAGAACCGGCGCGCCGATCACGCTTGACAGGTCAGCACCCCCGAGGTCAAACGACAAGTCGTACTCTTCGCCCGTAAACCAATTAAAGCGGTCCACCTTCGCGCCGGAGTAGAAAAGAACGCGCCGCAAGCGTGGCGCGGATTCGTCCGCGTCCATCGGGGCGAGCACCGCCGTGGGGCACTGTAATAGCTGCTCAATTGTCTTCATTGCACGCCTCCTGCGAACTGCCCAGCCTGTTCAACCGGAACCATCGCGCCTTGGATCAGGTACTTCTCGCCACCGTCGTAAGGGTTCAGGTTTTCCTTGGCGCGAATCTCGTTCGCGTTCAGCACGCCGATAGTCCGCAGCGTCGAATAGAACGTGCCCCGGCTCGCCGCGTCGCCGCGCAACAGCGCGTCCATGTTGAACTCGGCGTAGTAGAGCGCCGCTTCGCGCGGGCCAAAGAGCTGCATCTTGATCCGCTTTTCGATGCGCGTCAGCCAAGGCCGGATCGTGTGGGTCGCGAAGTCAATTCCCTGATGCTCGATATTGTTATTGGTCGAGCGTGTCAGGTCCTGGATCATGTGCGGCGGGACGCGATAGATAGAGCAGATATCAGACTTCTGGTACTGGCGCAGTTCGAGAAACTGCATATCCCTGTGATTGATCGAAACCGTCTTGATCTCCCCGCCCTGCTCAAGCACGCCGATCTTCCCCGCGTTCTTCACACCGCCGAACTCCTGCAAAAACCAAGTCTGGAGATTCTTCCGCGCCTCGTTCGATAGTGCTTGCGGCACCGTCAGATAGGCCGGGGGCGTGGCGTTGTTGCGGAAGAAATTGGCCCCATACGATTCGGCGTCGAGCGTCATCCCGATGCTCTGCGCCATGTAGGTCACGGGCGAAAACCCGGTCAAGTAGTCTTCGCCGTCGTAGCCCAGGCCGGGGATGTGGAAGATATCCGAGGCCGTGTACTGGTCTTGGCCGTAGGTGTACACCAGAATGCCGGTTTGCTTGTCGCGCTTTACCGACATTTTCGAAGGGTCCATCGGCACAAGCCGCGTCACGTCGCCGCGCAGGTTCGTGAAGATGCGCGCGTAGAAGTTGCCCTGCAGGCATAGGCACTTCGCCGCCAGTTCCCAGAACTCGAACGCGCTCATGTCGTCGTTCGGGGAGTCGTGCAGCAGATAGTAGAGAGCGTGGTTGCGGTCGATCTCCCGGCCGTCCCGCGTGCGCCGGTAGACAGCGCAGGGAAGACTGCCGATGGTCTCGGCGATCACGCGGACGCAGGCCCAGACAGCAGACAGGCGCATCGCCGAATCAGCAGACACACCGAAGGTGTACCCGCTGACAGGCTTGTACCAGAAGTCGTCATCCGGTGGCGGCGTCGCCCCCAGCTTGACCATCATTCGTCCGAAAAGATTCATGTTTACCAGGAGAGTGAAACCGGCATCCGGTCTTCGTACACTGAACGGTCAGAGTCGGGACCCATGACCATGATTCCCGTCGCCATAACTGCTGCAATTACAAGGTCGTTTCGAGTGCTGTCCCGATTGACCTCAGCGTGAACTGGCTTAATATTTCCGGCTGGATCAAAAGCCACTTCGGTGCAGTCAACACACCAGCGGAATATCTGGCTGCCGCTGTGGACCAAGCGCTTCCCGTAAACCAGCGCCTCGAATCGCTTCGCGGCTGGCGACATCGAAATAAAACCTTGGCCGAACTCGATAACTTTTAGGCCCGCCCGCTGAAGCGCTTGCGCTGTATCATTTGCGCCGTAGCGATCAAAGGCAATCGCCTCGATTCGGTACTTCTCGTAAAGCTCTAAAATGTGGGCGACTATAAAAGCCCCATCAACCACGTTGCCCGACGTAAGAATTACATCCCCATCGTTTGCCCATATGTCATAGCGAACGCCGTCGTGCCTTGATTTTTGGTGAACAACACCATCTGGCAGATAAGCCCACGCTTTGTAATAGACCTTGCCCTGGTACGGCCAGCACAGGCAAAAAGCGTTAAGGTCTCTTGTCGATGCAAGGTCTAGCCCGCCGTAACACGGAACGCCTGTCAAATCGGGGATCTCTCCCGCGCACTCATCCCATTCGTGTAGCGAGATCCATTGCGAGCGAACAGATGTCCACTGGTTTAAGTACAGCCGCCTGAATTTGTTTTGCAGTTCGGGACGAGCCAGTGCTTGCTGAAACTCTTCCTCGTAATCGTCCAACGACTGAAGAATTCCAAGAGTGGGCAATGCTTGCGGCCAAAGCGATTTATCCGTCCAGTCTGCATCTGGCGCAACTTCATAAATCAGCGGGAAATACGATTCGTCTATTACTTGCCCAGACAATACCCGCTTTGCATACTTGTACTCTTCGTAGCAAATGCTTTGTTGGTTCTGCCCAGCGGTCGTGATGGCAACCCACAAGGGATTCCGGCGCGACTTGCTGCCGGTCGTCAGGGCGTCGTATAGCTCCCGCTCTGCCGTTCCCCAAACGTGCAGTTCGTCGAAGACAACCAGTGATGGGTTGTACCCGTGCTTCCCGGCGCCGTCGCTACTAAGCGCCCGGATCGTGCTGCCGGTTTCTTTGTGCCGGATCAGCTTCCGCGATTCGGTGATCTGTACCAGCGGCTCGAGATCCGGGTGAATCCGGATCATGGACGCTACGGCGTCGAAACAGATCGACGCTTGATCGCGATCCTTCGCGGCCATGTAGATTTCTTGGTTTGGCTCCGGAGACAGGAAGAACTCAGCGATGACCAGCGCGGCCACCGTCTGCGTCTTCGCCTGCTTGCGGCCCATAGAGCAGTAAGATTTGCGGTAAACCCGCCGGCCGTCCGGCCGCTTCCAGCCGATTAGGTTGGCTATCAGCTTTCGCGAGTGCGGCAGGAGCACGAATGGCTCCGGATCCCCGCTCTTGGTCGACTTCGTGAGCGTCAGCGTGCCGATCAGCGTCTCTGCCAGCGATACCGCGTCCTGGTCGAACCAGATTTCACGCCCGCTGTTTCGCAAGCTCCAGCACCGTTGCGGCCGCGCTCTTGGCCTTGTCCTTCTTCACGTCCCGGACGCCAGCCCGAGCCCGATTGCGCGGCCCCATGTTCAACTGCGCCCGAAGCTCATCTATCTCCCGCTGAATCGCCAGCCACTCACGGTTATCTGTCACCGCGTCGCGCCGAATCATCGCGTTCGCGAGGTCCGCGTACTGC